AGAGACACCGCGTTTCTGATTAACCGCCCTGTCATCTTCGCCACCAGGACCAGCTAACTGCGGATAAACACCCGGGTCTAGAAACTCATAGAGCACAGGTAACAGTGCTTTGTATTCCGCCCAGCTGAGTGCGTTGCTCTTGTTCAGGTGTTCGCGGCAAAGCGATTCCAGTTTGCCCATGACCCACAAGCCTTCAGGCAAACACAGCATAACCAGCGGTGGTTTTCCGAACGTATGCACCCCAGCATCGCTAGGAGAAAAGATTTCATCCGGCTTAGGCGGTTGTTTTTCCCATTGCACAATCCACTCAACCCACATTTGTGAATCGTAGTAAACGTATTTTTCCGTGGTTATGCTTCTAGAGCCCAGCAAGCTTTCCCGTTTCTTGGATGTGTACTTTACCAAGGCCCACTCAAGCCCGCCCGATTCATCACACTCCCAGTCAATCACGCACTCCGGCATAATTTCAACAGCCCACGCCCTACGTGCGCCGTACTTTTCCTGTTCAGCCAGATTGCTATACTCATCTTTCTTGTCTCTTGGCAATTCGATCAAAGCCCAGGCATGCCGTGTTTGCATAGCCGTTTGCATCATGGCTTGCGTCAAATCACTCAGCGAACGTTCTTCCCTGCCCTCGGGACTAACGTTAGCGTTAAACTCCTGGTAAAACGGATCAGCACTATCTGATGTCACACTCAAGGGATTGCATGCTAGCAACGCAGTCATGTGATTTACGATCTCGCCAGCATAGTTCGTATAGTGAGCCATGGCCTGGCGCTTCTCATAAACCTGCAGTGATTCCGCGGCATGCTTCGGGAATACCCGATTCATTACGTCTTTGTTTTCTAGCAATGTAGGGCCACCCTTATAGAAGGCGCGGCAGCGTTCCCAGTATTCCAGTTTAAACTCTGGGTTGCGTTGTTCAAATACTCGATAGGGAACGGCCCAGTTTAATGTCTCTGTGTCTTTTTCCATAATTGTCCTAGAAAGGATTTACGAAATCGTAGTTTCGCTGGCCAGCCCTTGGGGGTAGCCTAAACAGTGTAGTAAAGCCGTGGGTACCAGCGTCAACTTGATCATCATGACCTTTATCAGTTCCGGTAAATTCCGCATGTTCAGAGATCCACGCATTGGCCCAATGTGCATCTGTAGGAACAAACACGCGGCCATCATTCCATGCAGCTGCATAAGGTTGCGCGCGGGTGAACTTGTCTCCCTTTGGTTGAATATTTAAGATGGGAATTCCTGGCCTTATCTCACGCAACATGTCAGGCACAGCTTTAAAGGCAGCTACGGCTTCTACAGCTATAGCAACATTCCACTTTTGTTGGAGTGCATCCAATCGCCTAACTAGTTCTGGGATAGTTACTTGTGCGCGCAAAACATCTAACATCCAACATCTCATCTGGTCCCCGTAACCGTCTGCCGCCATGATGCAAGCTACAGAATGGTCTGCCCTGGTACTTGCAGTAGCTGCAGGATCAACCGCCATGATTAGTCTATGTCCTGTCAGTTTAAAATCGCTGAGTAGGAATCTAGACGGGATTGGATTAAAAATATTGCTGCCCATAGGAATAGGCGATTGCTGATACTGCGCCCACCATTCGTATTCACCGATAGATCGCCTAATCTCTTCTAGTTTCTTTAGTGGAAAGTTACTAGGCCACAGTGCTTTAACGTCCTGCCTAAACTCTCCCTTGGCAGGTCTCCCGTTAGCATCTAAAATTCTTTCGTCTGCAGCCAGCCCGTGCTTATCCGTAACAGCCGGGACGCTGATGTGTTGCCAGCTGCCATCGTCGATTTCTGATTTAATGCGCCCGATTAAATCATCCCGATGCCACCTAGTCTGCACTACGATAATGGAACCGCCTGCCTCTAGCCGTGTAAACGCGGCGCCCCTAAACCAGTTCCAAACTTTATCCCGCATAGTGGCAGAATCCGCTTCTTCGCGGTTCTTAAACGGATCGTCTATCCACAGTACCCCGTCAATACCCTTACCAGTAATAGGTCCACCTACACCAGCTGCTACTAGCCCGCCACCGAATACAGTTGCCCACCCGGCTACTTTGCGGTTATCCTGGGCAATCATTGCCCCGCCTTCAATTGCTTTTTGTCTGATTTCTCTTGACTTTTCATAAGCAAGGTCCGCGGAGTAAGAACAGAAGGCGTTTTTCTTTGTGGGGTCAACCTGGATTCGCCATGCTAAACCGTGAATACCAGTCTGTGTTTTTACATGCCGTGGCGGCATAGAAATAGTTGCCCGCACTTCTTTATTGCGTGTGGCTTCAATCAAGCGTATGATTTTTTTAATGTGGTCCGGAGGGGGGAGATTCGGCGAAACTCTGTTAATAAATTCAGTCAGAGTTTCTGCGCTCATGTCTGCTTGCAACAAAGCAAGCAGTTCAGCTTCCGAATCTAGCGACCAAATATCATCGTCATCCATCGATCTAGCAGTATAAACTATTAACTTTGAAAGGTAGGATTGTTGATCAATGAAGCGGTTTAGGCTACCCGATGCGAAACTAGTTAAGTACTTTCAAATTCAGCCAAAGTGGGGACCGATAGGGGAAATAACTTATTTACGAACATACGCGCGCCCGTTGATTTCTTGCCCCAAGCGCATTCAAGAGCTAGCCGCTGAGGAGGGCATAGAAAATTTTGAGACCTGGCCGCTGACCTGCATTCGCGTTGTGGAAGGCGTTTATGAAATCCAGCGCAAGTGGTGCGCGGAAAACAAACGCCCATGGAACAAAGCCAAGGCCACGCATTCGGCGCTAACTATGTTGCGTCTTATGTTTGATTTCAAGTTCTTGCCGCCCGGCCGTGGCTTGTGGGCTATGGGTACGGAAATGGTGGACGTGAAGGGCGGAGCTGTCCTGAACAACTGTGCCTTTACGTCTACTAAAGAAATTGCAGCAGACTTTGCTAAACCATTTTGTTTTCTCATGGATATGAGCATGCTCGGGGTCGGCGTGGGCTTTGACACCTCTGGGTCAGGCACTGTTACACAAGTTCTGCCTAAAGAAATGCCGTCTTACCCGCACATGACCGTAGAGGATTCTAGGGAAGGTTGGGTTAAGGCTGTACGCTATCAGCTTTGTTCTGTTGTGCTTTACGGTACCCCAGTTATGTTTGATTTTAGCCAAGTTCGCCCGGCTGGTTCTCCGATTGAAGGTTTCGGGGGCACAGCTTCGGGGCCTGGCCCGCTAGAGCAACTGCTAGAGGCTATCCCAGAGATTCTGAGTACTCCAGGCAAGCCCATTACATCTACGCAAATAGTGGACCTGATGAATGCTATTGGCCGCTGCGTTGTTTCGGGTAACGTCAGACGATCTGCAGAGATTGCCCTAGGCTCACCAGATGATTCCGATTTCATGTCTCTTAAGGTTGACCCAAGTTCAGAACGCAACCAGAAATGGGGCTGGGCTAGCAATAACTCAGTAATCGCAAAGAATAACCAGAAATGCGATTTCATGGGTGCAGCCAGCGGGTCTGGTGAGTTGCCGGGTATTCTGTGGCTAGATCGCGCGCGCGAATTCGGGCGCATGAAAGACCAGCCCAATTGGGCAGACACCCGTGCAGGCGGAACCAACCCCTGCGGAGAACAAACCCTAGAAGATAAGGAACTTTGCTGCCTAGTCGAAACTTTCCCTAGTCTACATGACTCCTACTATGAGTATCAGAAAACACTGAAGTACGCTTACCTATACGCGAAAACAGTCACTCTGGTACCTACCCACAATCCGCAAACCAACGAAGTGATCAAACGCAACCGCAGGATCGGCTGTTCCATGACTGGCGTAGTTCAAGCCATTGAAAAGCATGGCCGTAGCTCTTTCCTCAATTGGTGCGATTCTGGTTACAACTACCTAAAGGCTTTAGATGACCGATATTCCTCATGGTTTGAAGTCCCGCGCAGTATCAAAATCACTAGCATTAAGCCATCTGGTACAGTGTCCCTACTGCCAGGAGTTTCTGCTGGGATGCACTGGCCCTATAGTGAATATTACAACCGGGTTATCCGCTTCGCATCAGATTCGCCTTACGTTGGACACCTCCGCAACTCTGGCTACCGCTGCGTGGATCTTGCACCTGGAGAGCCTAACACAACAGCCGTCTATTTCCCCGTCAGAGCATCCTGCAGCCGTGGCGAAGAAGAAATAAGTATCTGGGAGCAGGCATTGCTGGCTGCTGACTTGCAATACTATTGGGCCGATAACCAGGTAAGCTGCACAATCAAATACAAGGAACATGAAGCCAAGGATGTGCAGCGGGTCTGTGAAATCCTGGGCCCACGCCTGAAGTCCATTTCATTCCTAAAGCACAGCGACCATGGATTTAGTCACGCGCCTTACCAACGAATTACCGAAGCCGAATACTTAGAGTATTCTATGCGGCTTAACGAAATGAATCAAGTCAACCGTGGTTTTGTAGCCGGACATGAAGCAGATGAAAAGTTTTGTGACGGGGAAGCTTGCGAGATCAGCTATCCTGCAAAACAAGACCTTGACAAACAATCAGAGTTGGTAAAGACTAATTGCTATGATAGCTGATCCGGTCCTGGTAATAGAGTTTCCCTGCACTATTCGTGTATTTAGCTCAGGCTTGTGGCATGTTCAGGATAAAAGAGGGAACCACGCTATTGGCCTGACTGTAAATGAAGCCTTGCGAACCCTTAAGGATTTCGCACGCGAAACGGTATACCCGGAGAGCAAACTATGAAAGCCAAGATAACATTTCAAATAGACGTGTACAGTATGCTGGAAGAGCGTATAGGCTATGCTATCTCAGGTGGCTGGAATCGTGCACACAAACACGAAGATAGCCCATCTGAGGATTCTATAAAAGGCAGCATTCAATCCTACGTCATGAGTGCTATCTCGGAAGTTCTCGAACCTGATGAAGAAGCCGATCTAGTATGAAATACGTTGAATGCGGTTGCAAGTCTCCTGGGTGTGTCTTAGCTATCTACGGGGATAGGGCTGACCAAATGGTTTACGTATCATTTCAGACCCACGCTAGAACCTGGCGGCAGCGTATCAAACTAGCCTGGCTTGCACTAAGCAATGGCAAGGTTGGCTGGTCTGAAATAGTTCTGTGCCGAGAAAATGCCTTTGCCTTGATAGAGGCTATCAGCAACCCACCGGAGTTATAATGTACGAATACAGAGCAAACGTTTTACGAGTCATTGACGGAGACACGGTAGATCTAGAAATAGATCTGGGCTTTATGCTTAAGACTATCCAGCGTATCCGTTTGCTGTATGTCAACACGCCAGAACTTCATGCCAAGGATGAAACCGTGCGTACCAAAGCACAGGCTGCTAAGCTGTTTACCGAGCTTTGGTGTAGCGTAAATAAGTCGGTAGTTATCAAGACCGATAAGGATGACGCATTCGGCCGCTGGCTTGCTGAGGTCTACACGTCGGATAAAGGCGAGTGCCTAAACACGCGATTGCTGGATACTGGAAACGCGGTTAGATACGTTCGCTGATTTCTGTTTACAGCAGTCTTTGGCCTATGCTAGTTTTAGACATGGCCAGATGGATTCTAGAATGCTCTTACCACGGTATCCCCGGTTTCAAGTGCAGCGACTGCGGACGCAAGCTAAAGACAGCTTACCGGTTCTCTGATGGAACCAGGGAAGTTATCGTAGGCGGCAAGTGCCTAGAAAATTACTTTGATAAGGATTCTAAGAATTCTATCTGAGGGGCTAGTAAACCATCCGCCAGTTCTTTGTGGTCTTTGAAATGACCATTGTAAAGAATGCGATACAAGTGTCTAAGGTTGGCTACTGCCATCTTGTAACGGTGTTTTCTGGTTTCTTCGGCTTGCTTTTTCCGTTCGTCATCTAGTGCATAAACCAGCTTAGCATTTGCATGGCCATTCAGAAGGAAAAGCGGATGCTGATGAAAAGGCATCCCGAGTTTACAGTCAAAACAATCGCAGCATAAGTCAACATGGTCTTCCGATCCTCGCCCTACGTGGTCTGGTCTACTTTCGTTAATCTCGCAAATGCGGCATTTAGTGGCTGTAGTGTTCATCGCATCTCACTGATACCCATCCGGCTGTTCTTAGGTAACCAGGTTTTCCGCAAACCTCACACATGCGATCGCACCTAAGCGCAGCTGCGTTTACCAGCTTATCTGCCAGATATGCGTCCGAATCGCTAGTAGGAATTCCTACGTCTAAATCGTAATAGACACGCAAGCTACCGAACTTCTCTTTTATTTGGACTAGCTTAAGCCCAGGAATGTTCAGCAGGTCAACTACCAGCGGCCTTACTGCAATGGCCCAGCCTTCGCTAACGCTGTTTACCCAGTAATCTATTTCTTCGCTACTTGGCTTTTTTGGCACGTTTCTTTGCTTTCTTTCCGTCATCCCAGCTATCCAGCAAGGTCTCAAGAGAAGCCCTATGTTCTGGATTTTTCCAGTTACGAATACGCCAGCTGATATCCCAATACAAGCGCTCAATAATCGTAGCGGCAAGACTGCCAGCACAGACAGCTACAGCCATCCCAACCGTTTGACTAGTCATCTGAATCTTCTCCTTCTAGTGCCATCTGTTGTAAGTATAGCGCAAACAAAGCCATATCAGAATCCATGCATTCCCCGAACCCGCGGATATTAATTTCGTGGTTTTCGTCCATGACGATAATCACAACGGCTTTCGTAGTGTCTTTAATCTCGTTTTGCAGGTGAGATAGAGACCCTACCACGTCTGTTCTGTTTAGTCCAATGATGTTCACTAGTGCCACATTCCCACGAGTAGAAGCTGGGCCCAGCTAATGATCTGCTCATCGTCAAATGCTGCCAGTGCCGTGTAGAAAGCTACGTGCTTCTCACAAGCAAGGGCACCGGTAATTTCGTTTTTCTTAGAACCTTCGCCATACCAATAAGCCAGGTCAAGCGCAAGCTTGCGAATCATGGGCCCGTACTTCTTTGGGTTGGCCCATGCTTTTTCAAAGAATTGCTCACGGGCTGCTAGATCGTCTCCGTGTATTTTAGCTGCGTCTAGCAAATGCCCGTAATCAAACCAGCGTTTAATCTTCTTCGGTTTCTTCGGCCTGCTCGGGGACTTTTTCTTTATCATAGTCGTCTATTAAAGCACAACCTATGCACATTCGCAAGTCCATTTCATCCGCGTTTAAATCCCCGCCACATACAAAACAACTGGCATCGATTTCCCCCATACCGTGACATTCTGGGCAATGCCTATCGGGGACCCTAGACAAATAGCATACTTCACATGGTCGGAGCATTTAGAAATTCTTTCATCCTTCTTACCGGGGTAATCCCGGATTGTCCGTCAAACGGGATTGGAAATCCACCTAGCGGGTCATCCCACGCAAACAAGCATACAGCAATCCCGATCAATTTTCCGTCTTCATCCCAAACAGGCCCACCGGAATTCCCGAAATAGACCTGTGCAGTAATGCGATCTAGTTCATCGGTCCAATCTTGGATAGCCAGCAAACCGTCAGTAACGGTAAGCTGTTGTTTATAGCCGCGGGTGAGCTGCATAGGGTAACCAGTCACGATCACACGCTCGCCTGGTTCTGCCGTTCGCCATTCCACTGGCGTAACGTCAGCTAGTGGCATGGATAACTCCAGTACAGCCGCATCTACCGTACCACTCAATTTGTATGCAGTTACGTGGGCCTTATACCATTTGTTGTTTACTGCCAGATCACAATCATCGGCCTGTAAACCTTCCACTACGTGTTTAGCGGTAATCACATGGGTACTATCCACGATTACGCCAGAACCCCCGCCTTCGATCCAAGAACAGACGGAGTGCACTTCTACCGTTCGCTTCAACATTTCCTGAACGCGATTTTGACGGTCTACAATAGGTTGGCTAACAGATGGAACTTTCCCCGCACAGCCGCTACAAGCGGTGAGCAGGACAACTAACAGAACAGAGAGTGAACGCATTCGAGGATCCAATCGTGCAAGCATAGTAACAAAAACCACACTATCGCTGCCTGCACGGCGGTAGCTAGGATTGCGGTTATCAATTTGCATCCTTCCAGAAAGCCCGTTCTATTTCTAGAACGTCCTCTATGGCCTCGAAAGGAATCAGGAACATGTCATCAGGATCGCAGGTCTCTAGTACAAAGACCCAGTGCCCTTGGAAGGAACCTAGTGCATACTCCGGCATAACCGGGTGCGCTACGCAATCATCTTCCACAAATGCCCAGTCTTCCGGGCACATTACAAACGAATATTGGGAAACATCTTCACCAGAAGCTTCTAACTGGTCTAGCAAGATAGTTAAAGCTTCTCGCGCATTTACTGCCGTCTGAACTATTTCAGAGTCCATTCAGCTAGCATGACGCTAAGCTACTTAAGGTCTGTATCTGCGATCGCGTGCATAGGACAATCCCCGTTAATCCAGAATCTGGGACCATGCTTGCTAGGAATACCTTGGCCGTTATGGTTATCCATGACAGGACAGGTGCAGCCCTGTTTACATGCTTCCTGGGAACCGGGGTTTGGCTTTGCTTTAGGTGTCTTCATCGGGGCTCGTAACAACAAAGAAGTAAGCGAGCGAAAGAGCTATGCACATGCAGAACATGTACGGATGGCCAGAGTACCCGTATAGGCAACCGGAAATAGCCCAGCCCCAAACGCATAGCCAAAGTACCGTGTGCTGAAACGGTGTGAATTTTTTCATGGTCTTAGCTTCTCCAAAGAACTACTGCTAAACACGTAACAAGCTGGTTGCGTTACAGGATGTTCTTTTCCGTCTGTACTGCTAAACCAGGTTTGGTTATCAGGGCGGAATAGGTACAGCAGTTGCCCCAGGTGTTGATAGTAGGAAACAATGGTTCCCTGTCTGCCAGCCTTTAGAAAATGCATCGAACCGCGCCAACCGCTGTCTTTGTCTATTTCTGGAGTAACTATTAGCACGGCCCTAGTACCGGGCTGCATGATGTGCTTCTCACAAAGCAAATCGTGCATATATAAAATCTCATCCAGCGCCTGAAACATTTCCGTGTTCAGGACTTGCCCCAGTGACTCCATCAATTGCGTTACCTTCTGTCGGTGTTTGTTGTGATCCATTTTCTGCCTCTTGGGTTTCTGATTTCAGGTTCTTGGCCAATGCAAACAGCTTACGCTTAAGAATGCGCTTTTTCTTAGGGCTAGCCCTTTGCATAAGTTCTAGGATTTGCGTAGCTCCCGTAGCATTGGCTACGTCTTTGTTTGATGCTGACTTATTACGACTAGTTGCCCGGATATTAGAGCGTCCTACTCCTGCTATTGCAGCTTCCTTTGATTTCATACGTCCTCCTTGTGCTGTGCGTTTCCGTCAGGTCCTACATTCCATTTGCGTGCCCGGTTTACTTGCATCTTGTGATCTACGAACTCAAAAAAACGCTGTGGCTCTACCAGACTACCTACCACACGCATAAGGGTAATATACACGTCTGCAGCTTCTAGCACAACGTTATTACGCGATTCAATATCCTCGGCTCGGGTACCTGGCAATGTGTCTACTCGCTTATTAACCGCTACGTCTAGTTCGGCTACTTCTGCCAGAACCTTTTTCATGGCCTGGTAAGCGGTTGTCTCGCCAAAGGTTCCTGTTTGCCAGGCAAAAATGCTTTCTGGGGTTTCTTTCATTCTGCCAACTCCAACACAAAAGGTTTAACCGGTTTTCCTGCGTCAAAGTTATGCACAAACTCCGTGGCTACTTCTGGCATGTGCCAGCCGCGATTATTAACCGACAGAACCAGATCTAGTACTGCCGCGTTGTTCGTTTTGAATACTCGATTCACTGCCCTGGCAATCGGGCAGCCTAGTGAACTAGCCCGAAATCCGTTGTCTATATCTTCCTGTGTTACTTCGATTTTGATTGTCATGGTTTCACCTTATCCAATGCTGCCCTAGAATCCGCAATTACCTTATTCCGCTTGCCATCATACGGAACCATGTTCAGGATGCTAACAGCTGCATGGGCAATTTCCCAGGTGCTGTTAAAATCCTTAAGCAGGTCAGCCAGGACTTCCGGGCTAACTTGCGTGCAGCCCATATCTAGTAAGCCCTGGGCACGTTGTGCTGCGTTGTATCTACTCATCTAATCCTCCCTTGTGTTTCTATAGTAAGCCAGCCGAAATGGCTAGTCTAGCTATTTTTTAAGAATTCTGCTCCAGTCTCTTATCAATTTCAGCCAGGGCTTCGTGCCAGTGCTCGCTATCTTCATCCCCGTAATCAATGCAGTCTCGAATAGATTGCCGGACATAGCTAGGGGCAAGGCTAAACCCGTGTTCATCAGAAAACTTTTCACTTATGGCATCACAAGCCATGCACAGTCTACCAGTATCGGGCCTGCCATCATAGGCTGAAAAATGGTATAGGTATTTGTCGCCTGGATTGATCTGGGCCCAGCAACAGTTACACCGGTATTGCTTTCTAGCCTTGTGATACCGGTACGCCCAGACCTGAGCCATTTCGTTATAATCACCACTGTCTATTTCGCACATGTTAAAACCTCGGGCCAGTGTCAAATAACGGTAGCTTATTGTCTTCTAGCAACTCTTCTATATCGCAAATGCATTCCATATCGTAACATTCTGGGTACCTATGCCCTTGTAACTGCATTAACGTGCGTAAGCGTTCTATTTCGTCTAGACATTCTGCCACAGCAACGCGGGCATCTGGGTCATCCCAAACCTTAACCTTTACGCAAGTGCGTAAATGCTCTATTCGTTCACGCTTCATAGGCTAACCAAATTTCATTTCGCTAGGGTATTCGTTATAGGCAAAGCGCCTTTCGGACGTGATATAATCGGAATCTAACTTAAATTTCCGGTACTCTATTCGGCTGCCTAGTTCATCGTGAGCACTATTTACATCCTCGAAAGCTTGCCACTGGTCTTCCCCGTAGCCGGATTTATCGTTAGGAATGCGTGCCAGAATGTATTTGAGTAGTTTCATTTAAGGTGTTCTCCATCTTGGATCATGACTGCAGCACGCCCGTAGCAATTGCAATCATGGTTTTTATCGTCTTCGCTGCGCAACCACCCCACAATCGCGGCGCGTTCTTCTCTGGCGCCTTGCTCGTGTGTGGCTAACCATGGCTCTTCGCCAAAGCGTTCTATCGTTGCCTTAAGCTTAGTACACCGCCTCCAATACGCTCCCAACCTGGCAGCAACATCCACGCTCTCAAACTCCAGCTCATCGATTCTGTCGCAAAGATTGGAGTTCTCGGCTTCCAGCTCCGCGATGCGCTTGTTTTTCTCTGCGCAAAGCTCCCGATACTCAACCCATCGGCTCTCCGCCAAGT